AGATGAATACGGTCACCACGAGGCTTATCAGCAGGATTGAATTCCATCACGTATGCACCGGCAGGAGCTAGCCACATATAATCTAGACCAGATGAGGCGGCACTACCAAATATCCACGAAGCGTGAGCGAACGCCTTACGCCGCACCGCTGCTGTATCAGTTACAGAGACATAGCGAACAATCCAACCCTTTGCGAAAATGTATTCGGCGACCGAATCAGCCCATTCACGCGTACAGACTGCGTCCACATCGTCATCAACGCAGATAACCGCTACAGGCATATCAGGTGGATCTTCAACCGGCTCAATAAGTTCACGAAGTAGCATAATATCTTCCGCCGATACTAATGAATGCTCGGTAGAAGGAGGTAATGCCCATACATCGTCGGAATAATAATTCATATCATCCATCATTGGAACAAGTGTAATATTTCCTTTTTCAGCAATGGACCATACACAATCGCGCAGAAATGGAGTAATATCGGCAAGCTGGGGCACTAGAAATTCAGGCACCGTTAGATTACACGACTTGAGTAAGCGGCGAATTGTGAGAACCTTGGGCAGATAGTAAAGAATCCATTGGCTGAGGGTCGTCTTACACGTATCCGCAATCGGAATAGAAATAATAGACGGCACGTGAATGGATGGCATCATATTGCTGACACGAGCCGTTTCCCACGCACGAACCCACTCCTTGTGCTGACCTACAAAGATATCGGAAAATGAGCTGATGAGACCCTGGCGATTGATAAAGATGCCGTTCTGAAAATGATAAAGCGGTAGTGCTTCAGGGGCAGGAGTGTACATGTTTTGTTCGCCAGCTTGAAAATTGTAAAGATCTAGGTCGTCGCCTTCTGCAGCGTGCCGTAACATTGTACAAATTGCCCTGGGTGTATTATCATGTACAGATAATATTGGGCGAGGAAATGATTTGCGAAATGCGGTGCGGTTCCACATAGAGTCTAGTACAACAGGTAGTTTTCCTCGACTTGATAAGTCTTTACAAACACGTATGGATTGAATTGGCGTAGGGTCTACATAGAGGAACGCTGGTTTATAGAGAACATCCTTAGGCTCATAGTTACGAATATTTGAATTATGAAGATGCATGGTTCTGATAGAGTAAGCAGGATTCACAACAAGAAACTTCTGCCGGAGCATTGTAACGGTGATTACATTATCGCAGCCCGATTGACCAAAGGGAAATCCCATCTCCTCTTCAGTCGGTGTGAAATCCATACAGTCCCGTGCAAGAATCCACGTATCTTGGGAATCGGCGCGCGGACCAAAAATGTGGGACGCCCCTTCGTTACTACCCTTATCCTCCCAACGTAGTAGTGCTAGAAATAGACGATTCTCAGCGAGTGAAATCTTCCATAGATATGATAGTGTCTCATTGAACCAGATATCAGAATTAGAGAAGATAACAAATGCCCCCGCCGGCACGTACATCTTAATTGCCATAAAAACATCATAGTACCGTAGGCGTTGACTAATAACCACCTGTTGAATTTTATCGCTGATAGGCAGGTCCGTAAACTCCACTTCATTGAGAAGTAGGATATGGTCAATCCAGGGACACTCTACGTTCTTCTCGAGACAGAGACGAATCTCACGAGCACGGCGAGACGTAGGATGCCGAAAATACTGTTGAATGAGCCACGTCTGCGGGACAACCGAGTCATCTGCATCAGCGGCAATCACGGCAAGCCGTGCCCCTTCAAATGAACGAAGCCACGCATCGTAGACAATGCGCGCACCAAGGTCTAGCCCTTCGCGGTCAGACGCCGACGACCAGGTCACCACGTTCATACGTAGCAGATGCGCCAGACAGAGTATTACCTTTTCCATAGAGTCCCCAATCTTTACAGGCTCTCCCAGAAACGGATAGTTATCATGGAGCTCATCTGTAGCTAGCGTGTGGTCCCAGTGTAGACCACGTTTTTCAAGCCCCTCCAAGATAGTCGACGGTGCGACAACCAGACATTCCGACTTGTCAGAAAGTACAGGTAAAAGTACAGTCATCCAGGCATCTAGGTCAGCATCAGAACCAAGTACAACCGCTACAAGTGCTGAAGCACCAACAATCTCTACTGCCGCCGGCTCAGTTACAACACAGTGCCACCGTTCCCATCGTGCCCCCTTGCGAAAGGATGAACGTGCCCATAGCAGAGTTTTACGGTCTGAGGTAATATGCGACTCAGAGCGTAAGATACGTATCGGTTTTCCAGTAATTGGATGGCGCGCTTCCATTTATTACTTTTTCTAAGTGTTTAGCCTTTAACCCGCCAGGTCCCGCCCTTAAATGCGTATGAGGGATATTAAACCCGTTTTTGCTATTACATCCATAAAAGCATACGCAATAGTTGTGTATTTCTTTTCGACAAGTGTATATTCTTTTGCAAAGTAGACTACAGGATAGAGGGACCAGACCGCCAGTGTTAGATACACAGCCGTCTTATTCTTTGTTTGCTGGAGTAGAATCGCAACAATCGGCAAAAAAGCGAGCATACCAAGGGCGAAGTATCCCTTGGACTCTAGCGGATTCTCAGTTTTTGTACCAAGATAGCCGGCAAGGATCATTAAAATATCACATGCTACCATCGGTAAAATAACGGAAATAGGGACATCGTTCGCGTAGAGAAGAACAAACAGCATCAGGGGTGTGGTAAGGAGCCAGTCACTATGACGCCAGCGGTCTGCGTTTTCGGGATCTGCCATAATTTGTGAATATGCAAGGCATGCAATACTGGGAATAATAGATAAGACGGGTGAAGCGGAAAATGCTGTAATCACAGATGTAATAAAGAATACTGTAAAAGCAGTAGAGACGGCAATATTATCTAGCGGACCGCCTTGTTTCACCTTTTGACCAATGAAGAAACTTGGGATTATGATGCGAGGTGCGATTACGGATATAGTAGAAGCAGCCGCCCCCATTTAATATTCTGTTAGAAATTTATGGGTAAGCGGCAAATCCATTTACAATGGACGCATTCGCGGGCTCGCCTACAACATATGACTTAAAAACAGCGGGCGTATCAGGTGTTCCAGGTGCATATCCTCCATCGGGCATTGCGATTTGAATTGTACTTTGTGTGTACGAGTAAGGACCGTAGGTTTGGATAAGAGCGCCGCTAATATCTACATCTACGTTGACAAAAGAAGAGAATCCTGGTATAAAAGTACTAAACAAATACATATTCCAGACAACACGAAGGGTTGTTCCTGTAGAATATATGTTGGCATTTGTTGGGTCAATCGCCAGGTTGGAATTAATAGACGAAACTGTTAGATTGGAAGTATTTTGGTAAGGCCATACATTTATCAAATTCGCATAGACACTATTATTGTAAACGCTGTAGATATACTCCATCTTATATGCGCTGTTGGCAAGCATTGGAAATCTAGTGTAAGTAGGAGTATTAATAGTATTCCAATTGTTGAAATCTAGCCGAAGTTTATTAGTATTTTGTGTGTATGCTTGTGTATTTGTACTAATATCAAGCATGATTATACCTTGTTGTAATGCTATATTGCTGAGAGTTGTAGGATTAAATGATACAGTATAGGTACTATTAACTAAATTCACAATATCGTTGACTTGAACAATAAAATTACGATAGTTGGCAAAATCAAGCGAACCAATAAAATTACTCGAATTGAGTTGAATCAGTTGTACACCATTGACGGATGAGACAAGGGCACTTGCGTCGGCAGCAGTAGTAGATATTAATGTAGAAATAGTATAGCTTGTAGTAGATATCAATGTAGACGTATAAAAACTAAATGTCGATACAAGTTGTACTTCTACTCCATAAATTGTTGATTCAGAGAATTCAACGTATGCCGTGTTTGTACTTTCTAAGAATAACATTGTAGATAATTGTAATGCTGCAAATGATTCTTCCGCTGCCGTATTTGTACTGTTAATAAGTTCTACTGTATACGCTTCTAATTGAATAAACGTTGAATAAATACCTTCTAAAATACTACTTGTTGTAATAACGCTTACTTGCTGATTGAGACTAAATAGGTCCGCAGTATTTGTATTAGTAAGTGAAGTCAATGTGGATACTTGGAGTGATAATGATGAAATTGTACTATAATTATAGTATTGATAACTACTTACTTCACCTGAGAGTGATATTAATCCAGTGCTAATAAATTCGAGCTCTCCAGACAAAGTATTAACTGTATCTAAAATACCAACTGACGTACTGAGTAGTGCAGCATTAATAGTTGTACTATTAATTGGTATTTCTTCTGTTAAAAAATATAAAGTGGAAATGTCGACTGAAAAACCGGCTGATGTACTGAGTAGCGCGTAATTGATGGCTGTGCTAAATGTGTTAAATTTGGTATTTGTTGTAAATGTAGAGTTGAGAGAGGATATTTGCTGAGCGGTCCACTGTGATGTAGAATAGAGCCCAGTATTTATAAGACCGATCAATAGTGTGGAGGTTATTGCATCTTGAAGTCCGATGCCGGTACTCATAGATGATAACGAATATTGAAATGATGAATTTTGAGTACTTATTAGTTCGTAAAAAGATGAAAATCCTACTAAAGCATTTAATGTACTATTCGTTGCGTTCAATGTACTTTGATAATAAGAATCAAGTTGTATTTGGAACGAATTTGCAGTTGATAAAAACGCATAGTTTATATTTGTAGATTCTTCCAACAAGATATCTTGATAGTAAAATAATGTACTAATAGACGAATAGGTATAATATTTAAAGGTACTAAATTCTCCTACAATCGTGCTTGTTCCTATATCATCGATTAGTGTACTCAATTCAACATAACTACTAACAATAGCATTACCAACATTAGTGCTTAGTAATGCTACTGAATCAGCAGTCACACTATTGCTCCAGTAAGTCTGACCTTGACCGTTCGCATAGAGTGTATAGAGTGATGAAATGGGGTAGTTTCCACCGGCACGGAAACTTAGTTGCTGAAGCAACAAATTATTTAAGTTCGCTCCCGTAGGATACGCCATTCTAACGTTGTAAGGCATTTTTGCCGGCTGTGTAAAGACGCAGCATCTAAAAACAACTTATAGACGTAGAGTAAGAGTACCATGTCCAATTCAGGAGGACTTCTCCAGTTGGTTGCTACCGGACGACAGGACATCTATCTTTCCGGTAATCCGCAGACGACTTTTTTCAAACAAGTGTATCGCCGCTATACAAACTTCAGTATTGAGACCCAGCGTATTCCATTTGATACCGCTGTTGATTTTAATAAACTTATAACGGTGACAGTGCCACGACAGGGTGACCTATTATCGCAGGTCTATTTACAGATTAATCTACCACAGATTACGCCGGCGGGACCGCAGCCCTATCCGCAGGGGGTTATTACCGAACAACCTACAAACTATGCGCAGATTACGAATTCGGTCAGTTGGGTCAATGGTGTAGGGTATGCGATGATTGATTATATCAGTATTTGGATTGGTCAGCAAGAAGTTGACCGTCATTACGGTGAATGGATGTATCTTTGGACACAGTTGAGTACACCGGGGTCAAAGAAGAATGGTATTTATTTTATGACGGGTACGCAAGAGGTATTTAACGACACATCGCAGTCAGGACCGCTAAATCTCCTTGTCCCACTAGACTTCTGGTTTTGTAAGAATCCAGGTCTATCTCTTCCGCTCATTGCACTCCAGGCAACGCCGGTTCGTTTCTATATCCGCCTTAAGAACGGTAATGATATGGTATTTAGCAATAGCTTAGAGAACGCAATCCTGAATAATAGTCCGAATTGCCCAACACAGCTAACGCAGACACCTGTCGTCATTACTGATATGGTGATGTGGGGAGATTATATCTATCTAGATACGGAGGAACGCCGCCGCTTTGTCAGCTCGCGTCACGAGTATCTTATTGAGCAGGTCCAACAGCAGAAGCGTTACAGCATTCCATTAAATACAACGCGTATCTCGGTACCGTTAGTCTTCAATAATCCGATTAAGGAAATGGTATGGGTGGTAAATGAGGATCGTATGATCCAGGCACACGAATGGTTTAATTACGGTAGTCGTATGTTGAACGAGACCGGTATTCCCAATTTGGATATTATTGCTACGGCGCTGCTTCAGTTTGATGGTTACGATCGATTTGAAGAGCAGTCCGCACAGTATTTCCGTTTGATGCAGCCTTGGCAACGTCATACAGCCATTCCCAACGATTTTATCTATGTATATTCCTTTAGTTTAGCCCCGGAGGCAGAGCAACCTATGGGTACTTGTAACGGCAGCCGCTTGGATTCTATCGTACTACAACTGACGATGAATCCTCAGGTACAATCGTACCCTGCAGGCGTCACGACGTATGCGACGAATTACAATGTATTGCGCATTGTTGCCGGTTTGGGCGGCGTTCTATTCACTGTATAAATTAAGATAAAAACCATTAGAGATGTCGTCCGATGGTCCGACTACTGATGGAGTAAGAACAGCACCACCGCCGCCGCCGGTACCGCCGGCACCACCGGTTCCACCTGTACCACCTACGCCACCTGATCCTCAAGCCTCCCTCTCAGAGTCGCAGTCAGGCAATAGTAACACCAGTGATAAAGAACGTAGTGGAGGAAAAATGGGACATCATATTTCGGATATTGATACGTGGAAGCACGCTGACCGAAATTACTTTGTATTTGTGATTCTTTCCGTCTTACTTGGCTTGCTTGGTGTAGACCATTTTTACCTACGTAGTTTTCACACAGGTTTGATGAAGATTGTGTTCAATATCTTTACTCTTGGAATGTGGCATTATTGGGATTTAATACAGATTGTGTATGATGGGCGAAAGATACGCGAAGAGGGTCTAACGTCACCATTTGACTGGATTTGCGGTATTGGTCGTGGTGTATTTACTTCGGCGAAAACCGATGCTGACTCAAAGAAATATGTTGCTGAGAAGTCTTATCTTATTTATGCCGCATTAGCCATATTTTTCGGATTTTTAGGTGCGGATAAGTTTTATATGGGCGAGACCTGGCAAGGTGTTGCAAAACTTTTGAGTGTATTTAATATTTTCCTATTCCTCTTTGGATTCTTGTGGGTGCTGTGGGATAGTTTCCACGCGCTCTTTATGACAAAGAGTATCTTAGAAAATGGTATTTCTGCTCCTTTGCCGTATAATATGTTTTTCAAAGAAGCAATTGATGGTAAACAGTTTTTAGTAACACACTTAGTTACACCTGAAGATTCTGCAAAAGGTGGATTTAGCGGAATAGATTTGAATCCATTTTCGTTATTCAATAAACTCAAAGATGAGATTGAAAAGATGATACCAGCCGTGCCTATACCAAGTATATCGTACAAGGGATTGTATAGTGATTTGGTGGTTCCGTTTATGACACCAACCGTTGTAGCGGCGATTAAAGCAAGTAAGTCAACGGATCCTATTATCAAGATGCCTGAACTTCCCGATGCACCAACGATGCCTGGATTGGCGAAGTTTGGACTTCCTACATCAATTCCGCCGTTGCCTGGAATACCTGGAAT